ATTTTTAGATCGCCATCAACGATATGCCAATGTTCGGAACGAACAAAGTGTCGTTGGTCTGATAAAGATTTACCGATATCAATAGAAAGTTCTTTTACTTTCCAATGACCGTTTGTGTCGAGCTCTTTATATTTTCCCCATAGTCTTTCAGTTGTAGGTTTATCCCAGTTCTTAAGAATCCATGAAGAACTATTCTTTTTATCCTCACCACCTACGCCAAAAACAAATTCTACATCATCAAAAACCATTTCAGGAATATTGTCTTTAGTACGATCACCGCCGTTTGCAAAAACAATTGGTGTATTATTTGGCACGCTTTCTTTTACATATTCAATAGCTTTAATTGCTGTATCATCTGAATCATCAAACTCGAACACGTGTCCTACACAACTAATTTCTTTAATGATAGCCATCCGCTCTTCGGCAGACATGAATGGTCTTCCTTTTTTACGAGTTAACCATTCATCACTATTTACACCAACAAATAAAATTGAACCTAACTCTTTAGCGGCTTTAAAATATGCAATATGACCTGAGTGAAGTGGGTCAAATCCCCCAGTTACAACAACTGCTTTCATTATAATTTCTCCATCATATAATCCCAAGCGAAGTTAATTTTTTTATTAGTCTTCATTTGAGGTTTGCTATTAACGATGTTTGGATGCACCCACCAATCTTCATAAGGAGATCGTGGATCTACAGCAACATCACTTACTAATAGTATATATCCAATTTTACTCAGTATTTTTCTGGAAGCTTCTCTAAACTCTGGTCCCCACCAAACTGCGTTATGCTGGAATTGAATAACATTGAATTCATGCTTATCAAATGGAATATTCTTAAGCGCCTCAATAGATGCATGCTCAGCATTAATTCTAAGGAAATCTATTTTACTTTCAAAGCAATTTTGCTTAAAGAGCTGCTTGTAGTCTATGGTAGCAGCATTGTCTAAAATTACATTAGAAGTTCTAGATCTAGAAAAAATATGACACATACGCTCAGAATTATCAACAGATAGACCTTTCCATCCAAAGTCTTTTTCAAGAAGTAATGTATTATTAAACAATTCTGGATGCCCAGATCCGAGCTCTATAAACGTACCATTCTTTTTACCATCCAAACATGATAGAACAAACATGTCTTGGAAATGACGTGAGTAATTTTTTTCAATATTTTCTAAGCCATCGAATGGAAACTTATAACGATCACTATCCCAATCATAGTAAGCTAAAGTACTAGGATAACCATGCTGTTGCAACAACTCAGTCACTTCCGCATCTAAATCTTTATTAAGCTTATTTTTATATTTTAAATCAAAAGCTAAATTCTTAGAATCATCACGGCCATCTGTTTTCCATTTAGCTCGTGCGTATAGTAATCTTAAAGCATCATCTCCAGGATAACCTAAATCATTATCCGGTGCTTCTTCTAAAATTCCACCTTCAATATGAGAAATACCAATAGAAGCATACATTAAACTCTTACGCCAATCGTTTCTTTCTTGTTTAAATTTAGAAAGATAGTAATATGCTTCAGGTCTTTCTGGCATAGTTTCAATAGCGATTTCAAGTAGACCTTCAGTACTATGGTCTCTATTTTTATTACGATCATATATGAAAGCACCAAGAATCATAGACTTATATTGAATCCATCTTTCATCCCAAGTCTTTCCTGGAGACATGTCAGCTGCTCTGAGATACCAACTAAATGCTGCAGCACCCTGTTCTAATCTATCATATTCAAGCGCTAATTTATAAATTTTTTCTGGATTCTGATAGTCTAGTACAACATCATTCAAAAGATTCATTTTAGTAAATTTCATGTTATCCATTATCCTTCAAAAATTCTAAAAATACTGGCTGTGGAACTTTTAAAATAAAACAAGCATTATCTTGGAAACCAAAAGAAATCAAAATATCGTTTCCAATCATTGCCATACCAGTAACAAATTCGATATTATAATCTATATTAGTTACATGATCATAGTAAGTACCAAGGAAGTGGAATTTACGAGAAGCATGAATTAAGTTCCAATCATTATCCCAAATAAGAACGCGATGAGAATAATCACCATCTTTACGACCAAATGGATCTCTTAATAGATTTGTCTCGTGGACGAAAGCCATACGTTGATTTTCATTAATTCTAACAACCTGAGATCCACCTCTGAAATCTTTTGCATAAGGCTTTCTTTCGTTAGTATCTTCAAATGCTATCTCAGTTGTGCCCTTTTCAATATCGAACTTAACGACTTGAGTCGGATTGCACCATTTCACAAAATGATATGGCATATCTAATACTGGCATCCAGTTCTTCTCGCAATAAGAACTATCATCTCCTGGAGCTGGAATCGGGTGACGTGATTGCTCCTGCCATTCTTTTTCTTCTTCGTTGAATTCAATATGGCAAAGCTCCATTCGGCCTTTGCCCTTATCATCATAACAGTCCCTACGAACACCGCAAAGATATAGCTTACCTTCCCATTCAAATAAACGAGCATCTTCTAAACCAACAAAGTTCCAAGTTGGTTTAGTATCCAATTTCATGTTAACTCTGCCAGCACTGATAAGATTCACGTTCTCATCAATCTCACACATAACGTTATGAGTTTTAAGTGCGACATCGTTTTCTGGGTGAATATAAGCTAGAGGTCCCCACTGATGTGGAAACCTTTTTCCTTCACTATGATAAAGGATGTAATTAACATGTCGAATGTTGAGAAGAATCTTACCTTGATGAAGGTAGATAGATGGATTCATAATACCAGTTTCATTTCCTAAAACTGATTTGGGTAGTAATAATGGATGTAGCGTACCGCCTCTTTTTAAAGCGTAAGTCGCCAAGCCACCCATGTGCAAATCGTGCATGTCACCTCCATAATGTAAAACAAAACAGTATAATACTTTATAGTACTATATATTACCAGTTAGGTCGTACGTTTCTTACTCTGTTTCTTTCAACTTTATTATCTAATTGTGCATCAATACGAGCAATTTCACGCTCTGACAAACTATTTTCTACCCAACCTACTGCCATAGCATTTGTTACGTCGTTCAAAGCAATGAAGTCTGTCGCCGCAATATTAGCGGCTGACAGCTTCGTATTACTAATATAACTAGCAGTTGTTCCATCTGTATCTTGCGCAACTCTTTTCCACTTAATGTTTACAATAGCGTTCTGAAGGAGTTGTCCTTCATGATTAAGTTCATCTTGTAAACCTAGTCTTAAAATGTGCCAAGAATAATTCACGATAGAATTCCTTTACTTATGCTTCTGGATCTGCAGGTGTTGGATCAGGCGCATCTTCTGGTAACGGTGGAGTTACATCTTCAGACGCCCAAGGCATAGTTGCATCTCTTTGAGATTCTTGATCAATTTGTCTCTGGATCTGAGCTTCGATATGCGCTTTATAACCAGCATCAGCTTCGACTACAGCTGAGATCCATCCGATAACATCTGATTCTTGCAAATCAGCAAAATCAACAAAGTTTGCAGAAGGAACAGTAGCAGCGCTAAAAGGTGTCGCGCCAACAAATTCACCTGTATTTCCGCTTTCATCTTCACCAACACATTTCCAATATGTTTGGCATACGGCGTTTTGAAGAGTAACGCCTTCTGAGTTTACTTCATCTTTTACTTTAAGATTAGTAACACTATATGATAATGTAAGAGCCATTATTTTATCTCCGTTAAGTTAACTTACGTTTAGGTTTGTTTTCGATCGATACCTATGCCTTTATTTATACAAACTAACCTCTGTATAGATAAAGATCGACTGGAATACAGATTCGAAGGTTAGAATAGTAAGGGTTTACGTGATGGTAAGTAAAACTTGGAAAAATCATAAACTCTCCAGTTTTTGGTTGATGGTGAAATCTTTGAAACATTGGATCAAACCATTCATCATAACCTCTATTTGCATTGCTTCTTGGATCTGAAAATACAATATCCCCACCGGATTTTTGATCTTCAGCCATCACGTAAAATACACCCGATAAGTGAGCACCCGAATGATTATGTATTGTCATACTATAATCTTTGCCGTGCCCAGTAATCCATCCCTTTACTTCGTGATCTTTCCAATCACTAATTTTATGACCTACAGTTTCATGTAAATATTCATCAAAAGCATTATATGCTAATTTTTTAAAATTGTTAATATAAGAAGTGTTATCTTCAAAAATGTTATAACCTTCCGAAACATCTCCTTTAATATTATCAACATCATAGTTCGTTAATATATATTGAGCAAGTTCTAAAGAATCAAATTCACCTCTACCAATAACAGTAGGCCATAATTTATCAAACTCCATTTAATCACCTTTCACTGTAAGCATTTTAGTTGCAGCTTCTGAAAAGAAAGATAGATTAGCAACCATACTCATTCTGTCTTCTTTACCATGATAAGGTGTAACATCATGCCAAATATGAGTTGGAAACACCACCAGTCTTCCAGCTTTAGTTTCAATAAACATTTCCATGTCATTTCTAAATCCAGCCGTAGTATTAAAAGATGGATCTCTTAAAGAAAGCATTCCACCATCAGCACCATTATCTACATCAGTTAAATAAAATACTGCAGAAGCTACTGCGCCTGGATGAGTATGAACCGGTAAAGAACCTCCAGTTTGCATGATTGGAATTTGACCGTAGTTATCTGCAAACAAAGTAGCAACATCATCTCTACTAAGATTATTAAACTCATGGGCTTGTGCCAGCTCATAAAAACCATCAATAAAAATATCTTTTACATCTTGTAATACTGGGAAAATTTTAAGATTTTCTGGAGTCCAAACTGCAAAAGGTTCAGCCCAAGCATTAGAGTGAAAGTTACCATCACGTGTTTCAACAGTATGTTCACCATGGATAGCATTATCCATAAAAATAGCCTGAACAGCTACTGTTAAATCTTTGATTTGTTTTTCGGTTAATTCTCTGTCTTGAATGACGAGCTTACTGGGAAAAATGTCATAAGTTGCCATAATAAAAATCCATTCTTATAATTTCTAAGATTCTAATATATCAAATTCTATATTAGCGATATACCTATTTATTGGTTTCTTTAGAGGTAAAACTCTATGCTGAAACTTGTCAGCTTGATCTATTGCTATGATGTCATATTTTTTTGGATATATCGTATGAACTTTATTGACACCAAGCTCTCTAAACTGTATTCCTCCGCCGGTTTCTCCGCTTTGGTTTGAAAGATACATAAGAAAGGCAGTATTAGATCCTTCGATATGATCGTTATGCCATCTATCAGTATTTAAATCAACACCTTTCCATGCATCACAATTACCTGCTTTTGTTTTAAATGGAATATATTTTTTCTTTATTAGTCGTTGAGTAAGGCGAATTAAAGCTACTCCTACTGGATATTTCCATGCTGGGTAATACACAGTTTCGTATGGTACCATAGGAAATCTATAATACCATTTTAAATATTTAAACATTTCAGGATCATTGAAATGTGAATATCCATGTAATTTTAAATCACCATAATCCATTATTCTACCGATTCTAGAATTTCTTCTTTAAAATATTCATAAATGTCTGGCACCATTCCAGTCATATCAACTTCACCTATTGCATCTAATATCGCATCGTATGTATATCTATCTTCGTCGTAAGGAACAAAATATGGATCGTGTGGTAATAGCTCAGAATCATTCAATGTTTCATAAAAATCTTCGTCAAAATGATCTTCGATCCACGTTGCATAGCAAATAGCAACAACATAAGATTTAGATGGATATATCCATTCATCAACATATTCTTCAAAATGCTTAACCGCTGCATCTACAATTTCTTCACCTTCAACTAAATTAATTTCTACATTATTTAAATCATCTTTATATTCTGCGTCTCCGTTTACTAAATCAAAATATTGTTGCCTGATTTTCCATTCTTTCATTATGCTTCGTATTCCTCTAGTAGATGCACCTTGTTACAAAAATCATGATAGGCGCTCGTTACTTTGTAATGATTATAGAAAAATAGTTTCTTTATTTTTTCCCATAATCCCCGCTCGACCATAGGGTAACCAAAAGTAAAAACGATCGCCTCATAATGATCGTAGTTACGGCACATTTGAATATTCCAAAACTTAGTTAATTCTTCATCAGTATACGGTTTATCTCTTCTTTCAGCAACTGTAGCATTTGCGAAAGAATTGTCGTTATATACTATGTGTATAGTGATTGCATCAGAATACCAAGGAACTGGAGTACATGGTCTTTCAACCGTATTTATCACATTGTCGTACCAATAGATATCACAGTTTAACTTACGCATTTGGTGCATAAATTTATGCTTTTGTTCTTTAGTGTTAAATACTATTCCTATATATCTATGTTTGGAATCGTCGTGGCCTTGACAACTAGTGAAGGTAAGATAACCTTTTTCGTGGAGTTTTAAAACCGCATCTTTAACACCAGGTTCTAAATTCTTTTCAATGATTGGAGAATATTGACTTACGAATGTGCTTACGTGTTGCCCGAGGTGGTCTTTAAAAATATATGTTCTACCATTTCGATTATAGGTATTACCTTTAACAAACATGGCATAGCGATGGCAATCTTCAGGAGTTCTTAGTTTAGGCTCTCCCTCTTGGCTATATTGCTGTTCGTATTGAACTCTATATTCATATTGGCTTTTCATTGTACCATTCTAATAAATTAAAATATCCATTACAACCCGCTAATTTTGGATCAAAAGAAACATACTTATAGTGCTCAGTTAAACAACCACCAAAGTACTTACATTGTTTGCAAATGTCAGAAACACCTGTTTCTTTTTCTCTTTTAGCCCACTCTTTATATTCTAAAAATGAAACGAGTTCTGTAAAGCTTTCGTTACCAAGTAAATCAAAATCAAGCACAGCGAAATTCCCACTAGGAGTAATGTACACGTGATCGTCGCTAAAAGCATTATAATTTCCATCTAAACAATCCTCTATTTTATCCTGATTTATAAACTGAAAGTTTTTCTCTACAGGACTATCTATCCATTCCATGATAAACTTTTCATAATCTAAATCACTTACTAATTGCTTTCTATGTGTTGTAGAACTAAATGGTTTAATTTCTACAGCTGTTAAATTACCAAGGCAATTTAAAGTATGAATCATAGTATCAGCATCATGTTTTATAACCTTTTCTGATGCTAATGTCAATATAGAAAATGGCCTAGTTAATTTAAGCATATTGTTAAAAACAATTTGTTCTTTTTCTCTTGCATCAAAATCATATGATACAGACAAATCAATATCATCTCTTAGGAATACATCGCGTATTGCTGATAGATTTGTGATAATAGAAATACTTACAAAATATTCTTTAAATATTCTATCTATAAGTTCATTTAAATATTCATCTGGCAATAAACCAATTTCACCACCATATAAGTCTATATGAGTAATCGTGACATCAATTTCGCTTAATCGTGACATAATAGTGTCAATCGAAGCAGTTTGCCTGTCACGTAATTGATCTGCACTGAGGTAACAGAAATCACAATTGAAATTACAAAAGTAAGTAGGATTAATCGATACGGAGAACATTTATTTCCTCATTCACATATGGTGTAACACTGTTTGGATCTAATCCATTAATTTCAAGAATACGAGGGGCAAGAGATTTCATATGCTTACAATGATCTTCTGCTTGCCCTTCGTGTTTCATGTCACGAACAGTCTTTTTACAACCATTACAAATATCAAACATTGGGCAAGTCCAACAAGCATTTTTTAACGTCTGGATTGAGAAATCATTTTGTAAAGGTGTGTGAAAATTTCCGGCAAGTTCGGAATTAAAATCAATAGCGTATAAACCATCGTCGCCAAAAGCGCCGCAACTATAATAATCCCCTCCAGGATTAAAAGCGCGTATGTTTTCGTCGCATCTGCGATTCTGAGGACAACTTGTTGCATTACCTTGTAACCTTTTCATCATTTGTTTAGTATTATATTCCCACTTCCATAGACCTCGATCATAAATCTCAATATAAGTTTCATAGATCTTACTTAGTCTATAAGTGGACCCTTGTATACCAGAAGCCATCGCATAATTGAGTTTACATTCAACACCCATTTCTTTTGCGAGTTCAACATTACGAATAGCTGATGGAGCATCTTCTTCGGTCATGACAGCAATAAAATCTGGACGATATCCTACGAGTTCTAGCATCTTGTTAGATACCAACCAAAAATCTTTTTCTGTGAAGATTGTATAGTCGCCTTTTAAACGACCCTTCCCGTATTGGAAGCTAGTACAAATTCCCATACGTTCATGGCGGAACAAGTCAACCCATTTTTCTGGTTTAACTACAAATGGCCATAGGTTGGTTGTAAAACTAATACTTGCTGGATAGTCATGTTCATCTAAATGATCTATGATTTTCCAATAGTATTCTGGTTCCACCATAAGTGGATCACCGCCATTTACAATGATAGTGTTTGTTTCAGGATATCTTTTTAGAAATTTAAAGATATAATCGTGATCCAAAAGTTTTGCATTATTTGGATCAATGCTCGTTGAGGAACAAAAACTACATTTAAAGTTACAAGCCTCAGTTGGCTTTATGATTAGTTCCATCAAGTAATTCCATCATCAAAGTTTTAGGTGCAGGACAAACATCATCTTGCCATTGTAATTGGTGGCAATCAGAATGGCAATAAGCAAATACCGGACACGAATAGCAACGTGGATCTCTTATGACTTGTTCGTCGATAATTACCTTTTGCCTTCCTTTGCTATTTATAACATCGCTGGCTAGTTGGTTAATATGGCCATAATGATCGGTAGGAGCAGAGTTAGGGCACCCAGCAATAGTGCCATCCGCATTAATGGTAAATAGCTTTTGTTCACAATCTCTACAAAACGTTCCTTGGTGTAAGAGTCCTTTTTCAAATTTGTTGTAGACCGTTTCCATGAAGACATCTTCAAACTCTCCTCTTAAATCTGAACATTCGGTATGGCACCGCATAAAGAAGTCTTGTAATTCTTTATTTGTTGGATATAACTTTTCGCCATATATTAAAGCATTACCATTTCCTGTAATACGTTCCCAAGCTAACTCTTTAATTCCAAGAGACATCATATAATCAATAATTTCTCGAGGCGACATATTGACAACGTCTTTAGAAAGTGATACAAATACTTTAAGATGAAATCCCATTCCTACTAATGTTTTAACATTGTCTTCCCAAAGCTGTCTTTGCTTTTCATTAGCAAATCGAATAGTAGGATCCCATGATGTGCCGATTCGAGAATCATCCATTACGTGATCTAAGAAATCTATTTTTTCTTCGGTTAATTTGAACGTGAGGTTGGTAGTAATACCAAAGGTCGCTCGCTCTTCCCACTGATCAAAGACTCTATAGAAAAAATCAAATAAGTCTTTTACCGGCGCAAGCATAGGTTCACCGCCATGATATTCAAAATGGCAGCGTCTAAATCCATCGTCTAATTGATTTACCCAGTTTGCGGTTGCGACAGGATCGAAATAAATCTTAGCGCCGTTTGTTCCGCTTGTAAAACAATGGAAGCAATTAAGATTGCAAGTCTCCGTCGTCTTTACATAAACTTGTAGGTTGTTCTGTATCGGACAAACCATAGCTAAACATCAATCCTTCTTTGTCATTTAAAGCTCTATGCGGAGTATTTTCAGGAATCATAAGAAATTCATCTTTGATAATCTCTTTAATATTTCCGGCAACTTCCATTACTTTAGTACCTTCACACTGCTGCAATATCACATCAACAGGATCTGTATGTTCACTGAAGCTAGGAGAACCAGCCCAATATCTGAAAGCATGAATAGTGCCATCAGTAAAATCACATAGTCTTTCAATACCTTCTACTTTAATTGTATCAAAAGCTTCTGCTAATTTAATTTGTACTTTTGCAAAATACTCTTCATATGTATCAGATACTATTTTAACATCTTTTCCGTCTTTGTCAATATATAAAGTACGATCGTACATGTAAGCCTCGTGGCTCAACACGTAATCTTCAAAGTCTTGATAAGTCCATTTTAAATTAGGCAGCTTCATAGGCTAACATAAACATTTCGTTAATAAACATTGTTTCACTTTCATCACCGGTAAACATGCTCATAACAGCATCTAAACGAGATTCATCTCCAATCTTTTTCAAACTTCGAGTTGGAGTTTCTGGGGATAATATATCTACGATTGCTGCATGAATTTCTGGAAACTCAGGATGTTTTTGAGCTATTTTATACGCATTTTTACAGAATTGAGCAGGTGAAATTTGATGCTCAAACATATGATAATGGTTTTGCAATAATATATTACCGCAAATATTCATAAACCACATTTCATGGAATTCTTCACGAGTATATGAATAACATGATACAATAGTTCTAAACACAGTAGTCATATTACGATACATGCTGTGTCTATTTTTAGCACCGCCTTCTTCAATTACATCTGTATAAACTTCTACTGTTTCAATCTTGAACTTTTCTATATATTCTGGTTTTGTTAACTCAGAATCCGGCAAGAACATATAATCATGGCGCCAAGAACCAAGAGACTTAAAGTTCCAATAAATTTCATATTCAGCATAAAAATCATCTATAGTAGATCCCGGCATACCAAGAATCATTTCAACCGGAGGTCTTGGGTAACCTTCAACATTACAACGCTGATTGATATGCTCACTTAATTTAATTTTATCTTCTAAGTTTAAGTCAACACGTTGTGCATCTTTCATAGCTTGATCAGATGCACTTTGAATACTTACCGTTGGTACTACTGATACATATATAACATCACCATCTGCAATAGCTTTTTGAAGCGGATCGTTTTCGTCTTCTCTACCACTATGGATATCTCCATCATCAGAGAAATGACCACCTCTAGATACGTGTTGTTCGTGTACTACAATACTGCCATCTTTATTTTTATTCAGAGTTTTAAATAT